GTGGTTGTATTCAATAAGGGATCTTTATGCCCGTATTTTAATATTCTAGCTTGACGTTTACCAGTAGGGTCAACCATAGGCACTGTCTTACCATCTTCATTCATAACAGACCATTCATTACCATTTTGCACAAAGACCTTTCCTGGGGCATCTGGTGTAACGTGAAATATACCTCCTGTTTGATATTTTTTTAATATTGCCATTAGTGCTTAAATTTAGTGCTGTTGCGAGCAAAATTAGCTTTTCGGTGCATTAGACTAGTGTACTTACCAGACTTATCAGCTAAAACTTTTGTTGCAAATTCTTGTACTCCCATACCATGCTTAGTAGCAGCAGCTGTAAAAGTACCTCTTTTATTTTTATCTATATGGATAGTTCCACCTGAACCATAAAATTTTGTATTATCTGTACCGCATTTATGGCACACATACTTATCTTTACCAGCATCTTTTACATTCCAGCTCCAATCACATTTAGGATTGTGACATTCTATCTTTGCTAAGTTACCACCTTTTTTATATAGTATCATAATTAACACATTTTCTTAGAACCTTTCTTAAACTTAATTACTTTATAAGAATTAGTTTTAGGCTGTAAAATATTTTTGTACATAGCAGGTTTATTTGCTGATTCTGGTAAATAACTACCATCTTTATATATAGGCATCTGCTTAGAATTAGAGTTTTTAACTGCTTTTTTTAAAGCATCCTCCCTAAGTCTTTTAGTGTTATCAGATATACCCATTGTTTCAGGGTTGCTGATAACCTTAGCCTTGCCGCTCTTATAAAGTAGTCCCATTATGTTTATCTCCTTTAGAGTTTTTAGATTTGTTTTCTACAAGTTTGCTTGCGTCTTTATAAGCTTTACCATTTTCACTTTTAGGTATAACCTTAAATCTTGCTGTAGGTGTTTCTGAATCAGCTTTTACTTTTGCTGTGTCTGTAACTCTGCCTTTTGAATACTTTTTTAAAATTGCCATAATTAAGATATATTGTTTGTTTCTTTTTTATTATCTACTTTAACAAATAAATTAAACATATTTGATAAAGATTTTTTGTCTTTTGATATTTCAAGTAGTTGCTTTAAATCAGAGTCATAATTTGGGTTAGTAGGATCAAGATAACCTTTTTCCACAGCGTCTTCAACTTCTTTCTCTATTTGTTCCGGTGTAACAACACCTTTAGGGTCATGGCCATATTTTTCACGCCAACGCATAATTCTGGAATTTATTTCATCAGGTTGACTTATATAATTATATGCCTCCTTTGTTTCATCATTCCACTCACGCTTAAAAGGTTTAATATTCTCTTTCAAAATATTTTGATAAATAGGTTGAAATTTATTTGCAGCATTTGATAAATTAAAAATAGAAGCTGTTTCATGCATTGTTGTGCCACGCAGCTGATCTGGCGTTTGCCCCTTTTTTAAGATTAATTTTGAGCCTTTTCCACTATCTAAATATTCAAAGGAACCAACATTGTTTGGATTACCTTCAATAATTTTTTTTAATTCTGGTTTAGGAAAATTATTTAAATTTTCCAAATACTTAGGTTTAAGTTTTTGGTATAAAATATTTAATTCCTCATCACCAGGTATTACTCTATTTTCATACCAGTTTTTATAATAACCTTTGGCTTTATCAACTTCAGCCTCTGCGTTTTTTTGTTCACTTACAAGTACGCATTGACCAACAACATTGTCATAAATATAACCTTCTGGGCAACTATGTAACCCAGAAACACCATTTTTATATTTTTTTAATATTGCCATAATTTAAATTTTAAAAAACCTCGACCGAGATCGAGGCTACCTTGTCGGGTATTTATTTTTTACTGTTAGGATCGATTATAAAAATAATCCCATCTATTGCGATTTCTTCTCCAGTCTGAATAATTAACACTACTTTTATTAGCTGTGCTATTTCTTCTTATGCCACTAATATTTTTAGATAATAATTCTCTTAAACACATTAAAAAACCCTCATTAACACGGGGGTCTGAGTTATCGTCATTTTCTAAGTAATCTATAATGCCTGCCATAGTGATACTTTGTGCATATAATTTATCTAAAAATTTTGATTCTCCCATGTAAGGTTCTTTACTAGATAATACAAAATTAATTTCACCAATTAATAGTCTTGCATTAAAAATAGTATTAATATAATCGTCTGTAAAGTTTAATAACATAATTATCTAATTAACAAGTTGAACAAGGACTATCGCCATATAAACATAAATCACACATTTTTCTAGAGCTTTCAAGAATACAACTGGCTTCATGGTATACTTCAGAATTAAATTGTATATAAGCTCCCATACGTTTTTGTATAAGTTTCATATATGTCATAATAGCTGAACTACCGTAACCTTCTTCACAGCAACAAGAACATTGTTTTTTCAATTCTTCTATAATTGCTTTATTTAATTCTACAGTAACTAAATGTTGTGTTTCTGCGTAATATACAGGGTCACCTGGTAAAGCAGAATTATTATAATGCCTAATAAAATCCATCCATTCAGTAAATGTAGGATTGGGTTTCCAATCGCTAACTTTAGGCATAATTTTATTATTTCCACCATAGTCATATTGAGTACCACCTACTAAGCCAGTAAGATTAATATAAAACATGTCTTGTTCAGGAAAAAAAATAATATTCCCTTTAGCTGTACTTGCACCTGTGGAAAGGCCTGCTGCTGCCCAAGTTTTAACTGCTATTACATAAGAAGTATACCAACCATCTACATATATTTTATTACTTTCTATATTTGCAGGTAAAAATGATGTAAGATGTGGTGCTCTATAAAATGCTGTATATGCTGGGGTTCCAAATGTTAAGTTTGCTTGCGCAGTTAAAAATTGTTTAACTACCGTAAACCCTTGACTGTAATCATATGGGTAAGTAGAATAATCTGCTACACTAGTCATATCTAAAAATGTATCTGGATATTTAAATGTACTAGGATTGTAAGACCATTCATTGGAATTTCTAAACCCGGGAGAGGTTTGTTCAATATTAGATTCACCACTAGACTCCACAAGAACTGTTTCTAACATTTGGCCACTACTACAATTTTTACCATTATAGGTAAGAAACACTTTCTTTACTATATCGGTTTCTAATTGCCAGGGTAGCATACTATAATCTAAATTATAATCTACTACAGACAAAAGATTATTTTCTTCATCCCAATTTAAACTTATATTTTCTACGGTTGAACTAACTCTGAATTTAGGGTCTATAAGTCCACCACTAGTTGCTAAAGATTCTACTACTCTAATATCCATTGTTATAATTTTATTGTTGTTGTTTTAATATTTTGTCCCTTACCTTTTGTTCCTGCTTCTTTTACTGAGTAAGAACGTTCTTTAGGTTTATCAAAGGTATTAGTTGCTGGATTTGGTTTTGGGCCATTTATACCTGATTTAGCTAAATGTTTCTTTAAATTTATAAAAGCTTGATCAGCCTCTTTATGCTCTGCTGCAGTCATATTATCAACACCTTTAATGCTGAAATTATGTAAAGTTGTACTATCTTTATATTGAGCACTAGAAGTATATTTCTTCACAGGTGGATCTTGTTTATATTTCTTTAGAATTGCCATCGTAATTTTTTATAAATTCATCTACTTTTTCTCTACCACCAAAATATATTAACCACTTAGTCCTATATAATTGGAACTCTAACACTGATGCTACAGTTCTACTATCTAACTTTATGATATATACTTTGTTTTTCATAAATCATTTTTTACTTGTTTAGCGTTACCAGGAACATTAGTAGCATATAATTGCTCTCGTTCTAAACGAACAACCTCTGCATCTTTCTTGATCTCAGCCTCATCTATCTCACGATCTAAAGCTAAACGTTCATCTCCTTGTCTTATACGTTCTTCAGATTCATGTTTACGCATAGCTAAATCGCCCATTTTGTATTCACGATCTGCAGTTTCTAGTTTTTCTTTTTCAATAGTAGTCTTTTGCAACTCTTCTTGTAATTGTTTAGATTGACTTGTAAGTTGTTGCAACTGGTCTTGTAGCTGTTTAATCTGATTATTTTCTTCTTTGCGGCGCGCCATACTAGCAGTCGTTATTTGTCTTATTTCTGTAGGAGAATCTGTCATACTAATTTGTAACAATACTTCATCTTCTATGGTACCTTTACCTGCTAATTGAGGCAACAAAGCGTTTAATTTTTCAAACTTAAGATTTTCCTTACTAGAGTTTACAACTTGTATATTGTAATCAGTAAATCTAAAATTTTCTGGTTGTGCATGAAATAACATTGATCTATGACCAACTATGTAAGATCCACGCTTACCATCTTTATAAGTAATTTTACCAGCATTTAATAAATCTACTAGTAAATGTTTACGAGAATCAAATAATAATTCAAATATATCTTTAGTAATAAGAGAAGTTTGTTTAACTCCTGTTTGCACATTTGTTACTGCATCTCTTGCTTCGGCAGCAGCATACATATGTCTATTAATACCTGTTACTATATCTACTTGCGCTTGTATAGATTCTAAAACAGCATTTAATTGTTCTATAATATTTCCATTTAATGATCCACGGAAATCTCCGTAATGTTGAAAAAGATTTGCACCCTCCTCTGTAGGATCATATAATTCCAAACCTTGTTTACGGAAAGCTACAAATTTAAGTAAACGTTCCATAAAATCCTGACCTAGTACTTTTGGTATAGCAGCCAAATTTACTCTGGAACCATCTACACCAGCATTAGCTATAAGATTATCTCTAAAGAAAGTTACTACATCATACGAATCTTGTAAATCTTTACAAGCTAAAGTTAAAGAATAAGGTTTAGAACTACGTTCATTATATGTAACTCCATTATAAGATAAAGTTGTTAAAGAAGGGTTTCCTGTACTCCTAGGCATCCACCTACTTTTCCCCATATTAACATAAACATTCCAACCTATTCTCACACCCTCGTAGCGATCTAAACGGTAACCTTTTTTATTAGGTTTACCATTACCAGCTTCTTCACCGTATATAGGATCTTGAAATCTATTATGCTTAAGGGTTTCTACAATTTGTAGATCTTCTTGTTCTTCTTCTGTAAGCTCAACCTCATTGTTTGCAAGCCATTCAACGTGGTAACACGGAAGTGTGTCCCATGTACTATTAGTGTGTTGATTAAGAACATTATTTCCATAATTGTATATATGATCTAATTGTCTAGGATCTCTAATTCTGGGCGCTGCAGCTGCATCAGCTTGAGCAAATAAAACTACTTTTTGTTCATCAGTCATAAGGTGACCCCAACGAGAAAGTATTTCAGATCTTTTCAAAAAGAATCTATGTACTACTGCGTTTACTAAAGGTTGACTACCTGCAGATAAAAATTGATGATTAGTATTTTTACTGTAAAAAATATTTTCAGGTTTACATACTTCCAATTTGGGATCTTCTCCTTCATGGTCTATATAAACTCTATAATAGGCTTCACCAGCTATAAGCATATCCACAAAAAATTGTTTAACTTTTTGTTTAACATCTATAGTAGGATCTTGCTCAAAAAATTTCAATAAAGCCCCTGCAGCTATTTCAAATTCAGATATAAAACTTTCATTTAAAGAAGTTTCAACTTTACTTAAAAAATCTTCTTCGTAAGGCGTAGCTTTTGGTTGCTCACCTTTTTTTACTAGATCAACATTTTGAGCATGAAATTGTTGCCACTTAGCAAGAATAGTTTTTGCTTTTTCTTTTCTTTTAGTGTCTTCTATTTCAGTAATAGTTGCAGCATCGTTTACAGAAATCCTGTAAGTAAATGTTTCATCTAATAATATACCCACCAAAACATCTATACGAGTTTTGATAAGTGGTGTCATTTTTACAGATACAGGAGTTTCTATACCAAAGACTTCTTCCAAGTATCTAAATTCATCTTTGTCTCTAAGTCCATCATATAAGTTTCTTGCTTGCTTTATATGCATTTTTTCACGCACCATAGCAGCAATATAAAAATCCACAGATTGACTGAGATATAGATAATCGGATTTTTCTTCTTCTGTTATAGAAGTATCCTCAACATTGTAATACCTTTTAGAAAGACTCATCTATTTATACTGTATATAAAATATCTAAACTATTAATTGTCTTAAGTTTACAATCATTTTCATTTAAAATTAAATTACCACAGTAAGGATCAAAAGCAACTACAGTTCCTTTCTTATACTGAGTAGCACCTTTTGCACAAGAAACAACAATTCCTTTTTGCGTAAGTGCTTCGCGAGGATCAGCTTTAGAATCATCATAAATTCCATCTTGTACTAATTTCTCACCTAAAATTTCAACTAAAACTCTGGTCCCAGTGGGCTTAACATTTTTTACTGACATATCTTCAAATTTACCTTTTACTATTGCTACTATATCGTGACCTCTTATAATCTTACAATAACCATCTTCTGTTGGTATTGCATATCCTGAAAATTGATTAAAGATAATATTATCACCTTCTTTTATTTCTGGACATTGATCTATTTCTTTAGAGCGATCACCTATTTTTAACGCTGCACCAAAATAAAATTCTGTATCTGTCTTAGTGGCCATACTAGCCTCACCAATGTAAATACCATCTACCATGGTTGGTAATTTTGTAACTTCAGCAAGAATATTAAAATTCTGCGGATTGATTGTTTCTTTGTTCATATCTCCTATTATCATATTATTAATACCTATAATAATAAAATGAGTTATATAAACAAGGTAAAACTAATCATAGATGTATTGAGGATTTTTAGGATCGGAATTATCTATCCAACGCACTCCACCATGTTCTTGAAATGCATTTACAGACTTTTTTAAGCTGTCATCGAATTGTTTTGCAACATCAGATTTTTGTGGTATAACACCATATCTCTTGATAGGAGTGCCGTCTTGTCTATATTCAGTATAATAACCAAATAACTGTAAACCTCCTGCAGCTTTTTCTGGTGGTTTAACATTTTTACCCATAAGATCTTCATCAGATAATTCGCATAATCCCATGGCTATAACCATATCAAATTTAGTTCTGTCCTGGCGATTGTAATCTTGCAGTTGTTCTAATACTTCTGGAAACCATATAGTATCATAAAAGTCATCTATATAAGACTTAATCTTTTGATCTTGGTGATCTATAATTGGTCCAGCTGCAGTTGTACCTATAAGAGTGGTATTACGATTTGGGTCTGCATTTTGCTGATTAATAGTAGGTCGTTTTTTAAGTAAATGATAAAATCCTTTATCCCTGAAATGTGATACTATACCTATTTTAGTGTATTCTATATTTACTTCAGCATTAAAGTAGTATGCTAATTTTAAAGCATTTTCCCAATCTGTTCTAACATCCTCAGATCTTTTTACATAGCGAGCTACATATATATTAGAGGTTGTTCTAAAGTAACCTTTTTCTAACATACGTTTTTTAACTATAATAGCTAATTCAGAACCTGTTCTTTTATCTTTTGCATAAGAAGAATCACCAGTACCTTGATCTATACTATCACAACCAGCTACATATAAATTAGCCATAGGAGTTTTTTCATCTTCTAAAGCATGTTCTGTAAGCCAATGAGGGTGTTCTAAAACTTCTATGTCACCTATAGCACTAGGGTCCCAAGTTACTCCCATGATTTTACCATTTTCGGCATAATCCCATTTTAAAAATCCTTTTTCAGGTTTAGGTATTTTATCACCACCCATAGATATATTAATACGTTGAGTAGCTATTTTATCTTGATTAAAAATATTTGTGCCCTTACGCATAAATACTTCTTTGATAGTCATAGGATATTCTTGTAATAAACCTGTGTAAGTTGTAATATCAGATTTTGCTGCTTCACGTTCTTTATTTACTTCTATAACTGCCTGAGTAATATTAGGACAACCAGTTTTTTCCCAAGTTCCTGCACGTTTAATATGTGTGGGAGAAAAGAAACCTGATTCTATTTCAAAGTCATTAGTAGGTAAAATTTCATGGGTGCGAGGCTGGCAAAATATACCTTCAGCTTCGTCATTTTCTACAGTACCACCTGTACCAGAGTACAATACTTGACACTTTTTAATACTACCCATTACATACCAAGAACCACGGCTTTCTCTTTTACAAGCACCTAAAGATCCTTTTTGATGTGAAGGTGGAAAGGCTGCAAATTCCTCTACGTGTTGTTTGGTAGGACGTTTACCCCTAGTTTTACCTGCATTTTTACCGTATATAATTTTTTCAAATCTAGATAAATGCCCACGTTCTTCAGACGACCCATCAGGTAATTCCACTTTCTCCCCAGATAATTTTGTATCAGAAGAGTCTGTAATACGTTTTAATTTCAAAGCTTTGTGTAGTACTTCTATAGCACCCATACATTGCTCTATTTTATTCCAAGCCTCATTGGTTGTTTCTTCATTTGTGGAAGATACTAGAGTTAAACTGCCCGGCATTAGTCTATATTCTCTATCTAATATACAATCTATAAGATAAGACTTACCCGTACCCCTTCCACCCATGATGCTAACATCCATGGAGTTAAGATAAGCTTTCCAGCAATAATCCAAAAAGTATCTATCTATATTACTGTATTGTGGATGTGACGTTGTAAAATCCGAAGTGGGGTTTCCATTCTTATCATATATAGGAACAGGAAAAACAAAAACATTTAACCAATATATAAATAGGGGGTTATAATATTCTCCATCTACCCAAACACCATCATAACAATAATTTATCAGAGGAGCATACCAATTTTCCATATCCAAACTATCAGGATGATAATTAGGTATTTCCCTCCATTGTATAAGTTCTTTAGGTAAAGGTCTGTAAACCAAATAATCTATGAGTTTAATTTTTTCATCTCCAGAAGGTACCCCTACTAATCTTCTAGGGGAATCTGTTACTTCAAATTCACCATTCCATATTCTATCATTTTCGTCTGTGCGAAGAAAGTCAAGCTTAAAAGGATCATATTGATTCTTTACACCTTTTAATGTAGTGATTTTGGATTGATCAATTTTTTTAGTAGCCATTATTCACCTAATTTACGAGTAAGATTTCCACGCTCTAAAATAGAAGAACCTTTTCCGCCACGTACACGACCAGAGTTTTCCATTTTCTTAGCAGCCGCAGCTACGGCTAATTTTAAAGTCATAAGCTTACCTATATTTTCTGCCAATTTAAATAATATAGTTTCATTAGATACAAAACTAACTTCACCACTTTCTTTAACATTACGAATAATCTCAATATCTGTAGTTTCCATTATGGTTCTAGCTTCATCTATTTTTTTATCTATAGCAAGTACAGCTCTTTCAGCAGAGGTTTCATTAAAGAAATTGTAGGTTTCTATACCTTGGTCTATTAGTTCTTGCTCTTCATCGGTGAATTTAAGTTTTTCATTTTTGAAAGCTCGAGACATAGCTTGTTCCGGCTTAAGACGAAAATCTACATCGCGCATAATATTGTCATCACTAAGATCACAACAAAAGAATATGTATAAAAGCATGCGATTTCCTAATTCTGGCTTTTTCTTTTTCTTAGCATATTCTAAGATATTAGAAAATTCTTCTAAAAGTACTATACTAGGATCTAGGCATACTTTCTCCTGGTTTAGAGTAAATTTTAACATGATAATTTCTCTAAATCTTTACTGCTAAAAATTCTTTCTTGATACATGCCATCTGTTGTAAACCAATAACATGCTACCCCTAATAAAATAGGTTTATCTGTAGGTTTTTCAGATGGTCTTATACGATTGATTTTTAAAACAATCATCTTTGGTTTATGCGGAACATCTTGTTTAAGTTGTACTACATCACCAGCGTTAAAATAAACGTGTATTCTTGGTGTATTATTTATCATATCTCATATTATTGTAGTGAGATTATAAGATAAAAATTTTAATACTTCAAGTTACCTTATTTTTTCTAAAAAAGCATCTATGACTTTTGTATTTTTACATACAATATATTCTGCGAATTCTACAAGGTTTTGTAAATTTTCTGCACTAGCATCATCCATGGCTGAAGACATCTTTGCGGGTAAAGGTTGATTTAATCTAAAGTAGTTATCATCTTTTTCTACAGAACCATAAAGGCTATTTATCATACTATCAGTATAAGCATTATCTGAAGCCATCATAATATCTAGTAGAGGTTGTATCCATTGATATTTTACCCAACCATCCATATTAGAATAACTTTCTAATCTACTGCCTGTACCTACAGATAAAAGAGTTAAATCCTTTGCAAGTACTCCATACATTTCCTTTGCTTTTGTAAATACAGCAAGACTAGGATTATTTGCATACATACCACCATCTATATAAGAATCACCATTTATGATTTTAGGTGCAAAGTAAGTGGGAGCCGCTGAACTGGCTGCAACAACATCAACTAAACGTACATTAGGTGTGGTAGTGGAAGTAAATAATTCTGGTAAACCTTTACTCATATTAAATGCTGTACACAAAAAAGGTATTTTCACATCTTTCAAAAGGCCAGGACCTAATTTTTCTAAAAGAATATCTTGAAAAATTTGAGTATCATATTTAGCTCCTTTTAAACCATTTAAAGTTTTCAATTTATATTTCCAAGAAGGTGTCCCAAATATACGAGGCCCATCTTGTAAATAAAAGGATAATAATTTTTCTGCAGGTATACCTGTGGCTAAACCAGCACCTAAAATAGATCCTGTTGAAGTCCCACCCACATAGGCTATAGGTAAAGCTGAACCTAGTCTTTCTTCTAAGTATGTAAAAATATAAGCTGGTACTACTCCTTTGATACCGCCACCGTCTATAGAAACTGCTAATTTATTCATGTTTAAAGGTTATATTTGTTCCATTTATTATCAATACTTTCTGTATTACCACTGTAACTTCTAGCTCTAGTAGTATGTTTATAAGGATCATCTACATAATCCCAAGATTTTTCAGGCTCCACTTCTGTTTTTACAGGCGCAGGAACATCTGAGAAAACTTCGGTAGTATCGTCATCTTCGTTATGGAGGTCTTCTAGTGTCATTTTTGTTGGTTTTTATATAAAAGCCCTGTTGCGCCTGCTGCTGGCGCTAAAACTCTAACATTAGACAATTCTTTAGATAAAGTCTTTATTGCCTCAGGTTTACTTTGATCAATAAAAGAACTAACTCTATCTTTTCCTGTTTTATATTCATGTGAGAAAAAATCTACAAGTTGTCTTTCAGTTACAGGTTCATCTAAACTTTTTAGTAAACCATTGTTTATCATATTTTGTTTCATTTCTCTTAAATGAGCATAAGACTCTGGAACATAATCATAATGATTTTTAGCAAAATATTCTAAACTATGTGCTGGAGATGCTGATTTAATATTTTTATTAGCCTTAACTGTTTCAAAAACTTCTTTATTAATAGGTAATGATCGAGCAGTCGTATTTGGCACAAACATTTTTTCATTATTCATAGCATTAAAGCCTAATTCATGCCCCAATTCATGTGCAAGTATAGTTTTTTCATCTAATTGCAAGCCTTTTGATTGAACATATTTCATTTCTCTAGGATCAAATTGCACAAGTTTATTATCAGACCAAGAACCAGTATTACCAGTTTTAAATTTAATTTCAGTTAATTTATCTGGATTTACACCATATTCAATTAGTTTAGCTCTAACTTCAGGTTTTTTAAAATATTCCTGCTGGTCATCAAAAAACTTTTTTGCTTTTTTAATGCTAGATCTGTATTTTACAGGTATAATAATATTTTTATCTACAGAATCTATTGTAAGATTTGCTAATTTTTTTAACACTGAATTGTCAGCTGTGGAAGCTTTTTGCTTAGAAGTGCGCCCAGTCATTTCTAAATAATCACCTAAAGTTTCTACTGTAGGATTTTCAATATTCTTCTTAGGTACGTATGTATTTTCAATCCCTGTTAAATTATTAACCCCAATTATACCAGCCCTTTTACCTACAGTTTTGTTTAAAACTTTAGCGCCAGGATTTATAGTACTCAAAAGAGATTTTCCAGCCATCATCTCCCCTATACCAGTCAATAAAAAAGGATTTAACGCCGCTGCATCACCAGCCGATACATTGGCCATAGGCTTACCAGAAAAAATATTAGGTTGTGCTCTATTGCTGTTTTTCAAGTAGTTAGCTACTACCACACCAGGTATATCTAATGCAGAAGCTGTTTCTAAAGCACCTACTTTACTATTATGTATATCTTGCCATTCTTTATTTGTAAGGCCTTTAGGCTTAAAATTAAAAACATCTTTATCAGGGTTACCAAATATAGCAGGTATACCTGTAGATTTTATGGCAGCATTACCTAGTTCTTGGGCACCAGCTATACTTTTAGCCCAGTAAGAAGGCTGTAAATTTTCCCCATACTTCGAATTAGCTACTATTTCTTTCTCTTTACCAGATAAACCTTCTACCCATTCACCGTGTTTTTTAGGATTAAAACCTTTTTGTGGCCCTAAATTTTTAGTAATATAATTATTCTTATTATACTGATAATCATTATATATGCTATTTACTACACTTTCAGGCAGATCATCAGCACCTACCCCCATAGCAGTAGTTAAACCTTTAGGCCTTTTCTTTATATATTTTTCTTTTTCAGTATGAAAGAATTTTTCATAAGGCATTTTCCTTTCGTACTCTCCTTGTAACTTAGCCCATGCTGGTTGTTTAGCTGTAACAGTAACTTCCTCCATAGGTTGTTTACTATTATAAGTTAGGTCACTAACCCCAGTTTGATATTTACGTAAAATTGCCATCAAAAAATTTTTTGCATAATAAAAATTTCATCCGTAACCCCCAGTGTATATCACACACACGCACCGACCCTGTATATAGGTACTTCTACTAATAAACCCCCCCCATCTTTTATATATACGCAAAAAAAAAGACTGTTCCATTTTCTCCAATTTTGGGGGGGGGTACGGAATTATAGCTGGTGAAAAGTTATCCCCCCAGGTAAAATTCAGAGTCTGTAGGCCAGTTCTCTTGTTGGCCCGGGCCCTTTCTTTGCGGGGGTTTGCTTCCTGTTGTGCGGTTTGCCTCGTTTTGGGGCGGGTCGCGTTTTCCTGCGTGCCGTGCCTGGTGGGTGGGGTGGTGTGTCTTTGCGTGTGTCTTCGCGTTCCTTTGGCCTGTGTGGTCGCTGTGTCCTGCTCTCTGACATGTCGTGTTGCTCGTGCTGCTCTTGCCGCTGTGTGGTCGCAGGCTCTGCCGCTCCGTGTGGTGTAATATATTAGGTGTCTCGGACCGCCTTGGTTTGTTCGTGTTGTATTATTTGCCCGTGACGGTGTGGGTACGCCTTGTAGGTGTTTTGGCCGTGTTTGCTGTGAATACAAGAGAATTAATTCAAGAGAGATATGCTACTGTGAATGGTATATTCTCGATGATCGTGGTGTGTGGGAGCACATCATTGTATCATCACCAAGGAATAAATAAGATTGGTAATGATCTTGATTGCATTGTCGCAGATGAGCACATTCTTTCATACTGCGAGAGAATACTGAAGTCGATGGGAGCTAAGGTTCTACATGACTTTAAGCCAAGAGGTGTGTATGATTTGAGAAAGTCATATAAGTTACGTAATGGGCTTAAAGTAGAGTTCTTCATTGACCCTGTTGAAGGTCGTAGAAGATCTGATACTGGTTTACAGTTCTGTAGCCAAGCTAATATTTGGGCTGCTCGTGAATATTACTCTAGTAAGCTAGACAGCGGTAAGTATCAAGATCAGATCATCTGGTCTAAAGTTGACAAGGCTGCTGCCATGTCGCCTGAAAGATATCAGGTTGGAGCAGTGTATGTTGTAGATGACATGCAAATCAGTGGGTACAATCATCACAGATCATATTGTGGTCATGCTGAGATTACAGCAATACGTAAATACGAGAAGAAAACATTTCGTAAAGCAAAAGGTGGTAAGATGTATTGTACGTTATCACCGTGCAGCAATTGTGCTAAAGAGTTAGAAGCTCGTAGCATAGAACCAGTGTATTTACAAGAGTATACAGGTAAATTATAATCCGAAACAGGTAGTGTTGTGCTGCCTGTCTGTGGTGTTGAGCAAACTACACTGATGAGGTGCTCTTAAATTAAATTCATATCGCTATGAAAAAGGAAACAATGGGTGGTAATAATACCAACCTAAACTCTTTAACAGAGTTGGTAGCTAAGCTACAGAAAATGAACTACGTGCAAGATGCTCGTATTGCACAGTCACATGGAGGTGACACAGTGTACACAATCTACAATCAAGAGACTAAGTTCTTCTTGGAGTACTGCGTGAAGGAACGCAAGACAGATGGTAAAAAGTTTGTCAACTGGGCTAGAGTGCATGGTGAAGATGAGTTAGTTGATAAATTCCTGCGCGCTGTAGGGCATATCGATTACAAAGAAGTAAATATTAATAAGGTAGAGATACCACAATTGTAAGATTATGAAAAGTTATTTAATCAAGGAAGTAGGAGTAGACGCTCATATGTTTGTTGTTGCTAGAGAAATGGGATTCACATTAGACTGCATTAACACAGTGTGGGCTGATAGTGAGATGGATAACCAAGATCTCACTCTACTACAACAAGAAGTAGATGAGATAAAACGTACTCACCGTATATTAGTGAGTGCAAACAAAGATGGTGTATCATTCTACAGTAAGGTAGGACAATACACAGTAATTATCGTTGAAGACCAAGGATATCAAGGGATATTCTGGAAGTTATAATATAATAAGTAATTAATATGAAAAAAGCAAGAAGACCAAGGATGGCTGGTACAGTGGTATCAGCACCTCAAATCCAATTTTCTACAGCATTTTGTAGAAGTAAAAATCCTAACTACACTGTAACAGTTAGGTATAAAGATAACACAGTTCAAGAGGTCTCAATGTGGGACCAGTTCAAAGCGTTTGCAAGTTTAAATTTAAATAATTAAGGTTATGAAATATTCAGTATCATTAGAACAAAATCACGCAACAGTAGATATCTACGGAGTTGCTCTTAAGAATAAATCACAAAGAGTAATCCTTAAATTTGGCGCAGATTATAGCATCTTAAATTACTTTGGTACAGTATCTTTATTACCAGAGGAAATGAATGGAGAAACTTTAGATGGAAATGTTTTGTATACAATAGGGTTTGAGCCATTTGAGAATGTAATAGTAGAAATACACAATTAAATAATTAAGATCATGAGTGAAAAACAAATCATAACAATAGCTGAGATGGTTCAAAAGCTATTGAGAACAGAACCTACAAAGATTCTTAGAGACTTGCAATATAGATTGGAGCGAGATTATCCTCGTTTTAAATCTAAGATGAGTAAAGAAGAGTGTTCATTAGTAGAAGCTAGTATAAATAGCTGTCTTAAATAATCATTCACGAGTCTTCCTAACCCGATCCCGAGTCTTCCAAAATTGTTTTCGAGTTTTCCTCTCGGCCTGGCTATGTTTCGGCGAGCAAAGGTGCTTGTGCAAAATTATAATTTCTTATTTAAAACCAAACACAATGGCAACAGTAAAGTACAGTAAACAAGATTTACTAAAACAAACAGCAGCAACAGGATTGAAATCTGCAAAAATTCCTGCGAACACGACTATCGTGATTTTAGACCTTAAAAGAGGTAAGTTAGCAAACGGCGATCTTAATGACGTATTGTTATGCGACATGGGTGGTAAGAAATTAAACGTTCCTATCCGTGAATACAACAAATTTATCATTCAAAATGGTAAAGCGTTTGTTGGTGAAGACGGATCAGATGAAATAGAATTCCCTAACGAATTTGTAATTGTTAATTCTGTAGATCGTAAAGATAGAGACGGTGATACTATGTATCCTGTATATGCTTACAACGACTTCGAAGCGCAAACAAAAGAAGAAGGGTCTAACATTGACTTCCCAGCTTTAAAACTTTCAGGTTTAAAAGAAGGAAATACTTACGCACCAGTTCAAGATTACACAATTTCGATCTTGTAATATTGCAGTAGAAATTAGAGTGGGGAGAAATCCTCACTCTTTTTTTTTTGGTTGTGGGGTAGGGCTCGGACCGAAAGCCGAAAATCAATATTAAAATTTAAACTTAAAAAATTTCAACGCTATGAAAAAGGAATTACAGATTAAACACGAGATGCATGGTGATATCAGATATCCCATATATAATCTCAGAGAGATAGAAGGAGCTATAGGCCTTATAGACTTGGATATCAGAGAAGTAGAGGAAGAAATAGATGAATGTAATCTATTGAACAGATTTCCAGACTTGGGCACTATCTTTCAGCATAGTATACTAAGCAACATAAAAGAGCAGTATGAAAATTTAAAATATATGGTATGCAATTAAATAAATTAAATTATAGTACAAGAGCGAACATCATGACAGTGCTAACAGCCTTATACATTATCAGTATAGGAGCATTGTTCATATATCCTGCTATAATAACAGTAATCATTTTAGTAGTGATAACAGTACTGTGGGCATTGGGACTAAAGTATTTTTTACCTACAGAGGATTAATATGTACCAGGATAATATACCAGTATTTATTATGTTCCTGATAGGATTCCTCGGAATTGTAGTAGGAGGTTTTGTAGTAATAGTACTAGGCGGAATCATAGTTGGTTTTGCACAAGACGTAAAAGAATACATAAAAAGAAATAAATAAGAAACTTTTCATAGCGGAAAAGCCTACAGGAGTGCTCTATATGGGTGCTCCATTGTAGGGTTAAGCTACAAAATTTAAAGACATGCAAATAATAGACACAAGAATAAGTAATATACCTCATATAGGTATGTTGAAAGAAGTATACATGGGTAAAAAAGATGGACAAGACCTACGTAGAGAAAGAAGAGCAGCAAAGAAATTAGCGGCTAAGAAGAAGAAATAAATATATGCACAGTCACCGAACAAGCTTTCATAGTTTTGTTTTTAATTATTTTATATCTTTTGTATGCGTGGTACGGTACAAAAAAAAAGTTTGGTGGCTGTGTAATATATAATATATAATATATAAATAATAATATATAAAAGTATCAGCAGGTGTACAGAGTGTAAGAA